CGGGCGAAGCTCCGGGAGGCCGCGCGCACACGGCCGGACTTGTTCGGTTGCTACGCCGATCTCCCCGACCGAGAGGAAGGGCCAGATGGCCGACCCATCAATGGATACCCGAGAGGCAAGGCCGGTCGGTCGCCCGACGACCTACAGACCTGAGCACTGCGAGACCGTCATCGCCCTCGGCAAGGAGGGCAAAAGCCGGGCCGAAATCGCATCCGCGCTGGATTGCAGCCGGCAGACTCTGGCCAACTGGGAAGCCGAGCACCCCGAATTTTTAGACGCACTCAAACGCGCGAAGGACGAAGAGCTTGCCTGGTGGGAGGCCAAGGGCCGCACCGGCATCGATCAGGGCTCCGGTTTCAACGCCGGGCTGTGGGGCAAGTGCGTTTCCGGGCGCTTCCCGACCGAGCCCTATCGCGAGCGCGTCCAATTGACCGGCGCCAACGACGGCCCGGTCCAAATCGTCGACCTGTCCAAGCTGTCGGAAGAGGAACTCGATGCATACGAGCGCCTCTGCCTCCGCCTCGGCGCTGTTCCGGCCGGGCGTGCTGGAGCAGATCAGGGCGGAGAAGGCGAGACGGGCGACTGAGGCCGAACGGCTCCGGATCGCGACCGACGAGACCCTGATCCGGGAACGCTGCTCGAGCCTCTACGGCTTCATCGTCGAGTTCTGGCCGGTCCTTGAGCCCAAGACCCCGTTCATCGGCGGCTGGGCGATCAAGGCGATGTGCGACCACCTGGAAGCCGTCACCGATGGGCGGATCCAGTATCTGCTGATCACGGTCCCGCCGGGGATGATGAAATCCCTGCTCGTGGCGGTGTTCTGGCCGGCTTGGGAGTGGTCGGCCAAGGGCATGCCGGCGACGCGCTACCTGACCAGCTCCTATTCCGAAGCCAACGTGCTTCGCGACAACCAGAAGATGCGCCGCCTCGTCGAGTGCGAGAAGTACCAGGCGCTCTGGGGCTCAGACGTCCAGTTCGCCCGCGATCAGAACGCCAAGGGCAAGTTCGAAAACACCCGGACCGGGGGCCGCGAGGGCCGGGCCTTCGGGTCCATGACCGGCGGCCGCGGTGACCGCGTCATCATCGACGACCCGCACAGCGTCGACACCGCCGAGTCCGACGTCCAGCGCGCCGCCACGGTCACGACGTTCCGCGAAGCCATCCCCGACCGTCTCAACGACATGCAGCGGTCGGCGATCGTCATCATCATGCAGCGCCTTCACGAGCAGGACGTCGCCGGCGCGATCCTCAAGCTGGGCCTGCCCTACGAACATCTCAACCTGCCGATGGAGTTCGATCCGGAGCGGCGCTGCCGGACCAAAATCGGCTTCGAGGACCCCAGGACGCACGACGGCGAGCTGCTCTTTCCCGAGCGCTTCCCCCGCGCCGAGGTCGAGGGGCTGAAACTGGCGAAGGGCTCCTACGCCTACGCCGGCCAGTACCAGCAGCGCCCGGCGCCGCGTGAAGGCGGCCTGTTCAAGCGCCATTGGTTCAAGATCGTCACCGCCCTACCGGCGGGCTGCCGCAACCCGGTCCGCGGCTGGGACCTTGGCGCCACCGAAGGCGGGGGCGATCCCACCGCCGGGGTCAAGGCCTATCGCGACGGCCGCGACGGCGGGTTCTACTTCACCAGCGCGATCCGGCAGCAGCTGGGCGCCGCCGGGGTCGAGGCGCTGATCGTCAACACCGCGAGGACCGACGGTCCTGGCTGCACGATCCGCCTTCCCCAGGACCCCGGCGCGGCCGGCAAGTCCTACGTCCAGATTTTGATGAAGGCCCTCGCCGGGTTCCCGGTCAAATCGGTCCAGCCGACCGGCGACAAGGTCACGCGGGCGCTTGCGCTGGCCGGCCAGGCCGAAGCCGGCAACGTCTACATCCTCGCGACGGGAAACCCCGCCCAGGATGCCTGGATCGAGCCATTCATCGACGAGCTCTGCGTCTTTCCAAGCGGCGCCCACGACGATCAGGTCGACGCCGCCGCGGACGCCTTCAACGAACTGGCGCTGGCGCAGGTCGCGCCGACCGCCTCGACAGGAACCTTCAGATGGGGATGATAGATGGCCGCATCGTCTGACCCGTCGAATCCGTCGAGCGCCTATGCGTCCATGTCTCCGGTCTGGCAGAAGATCGACGACATCATCGCCGGGCCCGAAACGATCCGCGCCGGCGGTCAGTCCTACCTGCCCAAGTACGAAGCCGAGGAAGACGGCGAGTACGGCCGCCGCCTCGCCGCCGCCCCGTGGCGTCCCGAGTTCGTCGACATCCTTCAATCGCTGTCCTCCAAGCCGTTTGGCAAGGATGTCGCGCTGAAGCAGGGCGCGTCGGCGCCGATCAAGGCCCTAGCCGAGAACATCGACGCCAGGGGCAACAACCTCACCGCCTTCGCCAGGCAGGTCTTCGCCAAGGGCATCGCCAAGGGGATGCACGGCGTCCTGGTCGAGTACCCGAAGCAGCCGACGGGCCAGACCCTGGCCGACGAGCGCCAGAGCGGGGCAAGGCCCTACTGGGTGTCGATCCGGGCCGAAGAGGTCCTGGCCCTCTACACCGCGTTCGTTCAGGGCCGCGAGGTCGCCGTCCACGTCCGGCTCAGCGAAAGCGCTATCGAGCGCTCCGGCTTCGACGAGGTCACGGTCCAGCGGATCCGCATCCTCAATCGCGACCCCGTCGAAGCCGACAACCAGATCGTGGGGTTTGGCCCTCCGACCTGGCAGCTCTGGGAAAAGCGCGGGACCGGCGAGGGGTCGTCCTGGGCCATGGTCGACGAAGGGGCCTACTTCCCGCAGACCGAAATCCCGCTGGTCCTGTTCTGGACCGGGGAGCGAGACGGCGCCCAGTTCGCCCGACCGCCGCTTGAAGCCATCGCCGACATGCAGCTCGAGCTCTACCGCGCGCTCTCGCGCAAGGACGAGGTTCTGACCTACACCGCCTCGCCGATGCTGCAGGCCAAGGGCATCGCGCCGCCTGACGGTGGCGCGCTGGAGATCGGGCCCAAACGCGTGCTGTTCGCCCCTCCTGGGGTCGACGGCGCTGAAACCGGATGGTCCTATATCCAGCCCGACGCGCAGAACCTGACCGAAATCCGCGAAGACGTTCGCGATCTCATCGACGACATCCGACGCCTTGGCATGCAGCCGCTGACCCAGAAGGCGGGCAACGTCACGGCCACGGCCTCAAGCATCGAAGGGGCCAAGGCCCATTCTGTCGTCGAGGCCTGGGCGCTCGGCCTGAAAGACGCCCTCGAACAGGCCCTTGTCTACACCGCCAGGTGGCTTGGCGAGGCGTCGGCCGCGGAAATCGAGATCGACACCGATTTCAGCGTCGAGCCCTATGCCCAGGCGCCGCTCGACGCCCTGGCCAAGGCCCGCGAGAACGGGGACCTGTCTCAGGGCACCTACTGGCAGAGCCTGCGCCGCTTCGACGTCCTGCCGCCCGACTTCGACCCCGAAGCCGAGGTCAAGGCCCTGCTCCAAGAACTGCCCGGCGAGGACACCGCCACCGACCTGCGGGACGCACTGGGCCGGCAGGGCGACGACACCGTCCCCGCAGAAGATGACACGATGGAGGCCGCGGCGTGACCGTCGCCCGCACCCGCATCGGTCGCGTCCGAATGAAGTCGGGCGGCGCGGACTTGCGCGTCCTGCACCAGACGACGCCCAATCCAGAGGGCAAGAACTATCGCGGCGCCCTGCTGAACGGTGCGCGCAAGATTTCTGAAATGGGCTCGCCGGGCTCCGATCTGGTCGGGTTTTTCATCGTCGGCTTCTTCAGCGACGGCTCGGCCTCGGTTGGCTTCCATTGGGACAACGAGCGCTCCCCGATCCCGCGTAGCCTCATGCCGGCTTATGTCGCGGAATTGGTCCGCAGGGACATGATCACCTGCCCGGAGGCCGACGAGGTCGCCGTGGCCGTGGTGAACCGCGCCAACGGCTTCGAAGAGTGATCCACCCCCTCGCCCTGGTCGACGAGACCTGCACCATCGGTTCCGGCTCCAAGGTCTGGCAGTTCGCCTCCCTGACGCGGGGTGTCGTGCTGGGCATGGACTGTTCGGTCGCCCCTGGAGCCATGCTGGACGGCTGCACCTTCGGGGATCGCTGTCTGATCGGGCCTTCGGTTTCGATGGGGCCTGGATTCCTGGTTGAGGACGATGTCTTCATCGGCCCCGGCGTGGTGTTCTGCAACGACGCCTGGCCGACCACGGTCAAGGCCGGTTTCGATGTCGAAGCCCTGCGCTCTGGCCGCCACGCCGTGATCGTCGAGGACCGGGCCAGCATCGGGGCCAACGCGGTGATCCTGCCCGGCGTCCGCATCGGGGCCGGATCCATGATCGCGGCCGGCGCGGTGGTCAGCCGCGATGTCGAGCCGGACCACCTGTTCACCCGCGAGGGCGTCATGCGGCCCATGAACGGCCAGACGCCGCGTCGGATGCGATACGCCAGATGATCACAGTCTCCACGCTCCTCTGGGCGCCGAACCGCAAGAGCCGCGACTTCTCGGCGATGTATACTGAGGCCTGGGTCGAAAAGCTCTATCGCGGGTTCGCACGGAACCTGACCCAGCGATTCAATTTCGTCTGCTATGTCGATCGACCGCGCACCTTCGCGGAACCGATCACGCAACGCCTGATCAACTCTCGCGAACCCGGCTACGGCGACTGCATCCAGCCCTACGAGATGGGCGTGCCGATGATCCTGGTCGGCCTTGACACGGTGATCACCGGCAACATCGACCACCTGGCGGACTACTGCTTCACCGCCGAAACCATCGCCTTGCCGCGCGACCCCTACATGCTCAGCCGGGCCTGCAACGGCGTCGCCTTGGTCCCGGCCGGGCAACAAGCCGTGGCAACGTCATGGGACGGGGAAAACGACATGGACCACATGCGGGCCCAGCCCCATGTCTTCCTGGACGACCTCTGGCCCGGACAGGTCTGCTCCTTCAAGGGCAGGGTCCGTGACCGCGGACTCGGCGACGCCCGGATCGTCTACTTCCACGGCGCCGAAAAGCCGCACGAGCTGGCCGGCGTCGATTGGATCGCGAAGCACTGGCGATGAGAACCGCGCTGGTTCTGGGGGGTGCGGCCTGCGTCTGGGCCGACGTCGAGGCGGCCCTGGCGCTTGGCGAGTTCGACGGCGTCGTCGGCTGCAACGACATCGGCATCGCCTGGCCCGGCGTCATGGACGCCTGGGTCTCGCTGCACAGCATGAATTTCCCGGCCTGGTCGGCGCGCCGCGGGCGCGAGGGCCGGCCGTCGCACCAAATGACCATCGGCCACGCCGAGGCTGGGCCAACAGCGCCCGTCGATCGGCGGACCCCGTACCGCTTCGATGGTCAGGACCGCAGCGGATCGTCCGGCCTCTTCGCGCTCAAGGTCGCGCTGGTCGATCTCTGTTTCGACAAGGCCGTGCTCTGCGGTGTCCCCATGGACGCGCAATCGCACTTCTTCGACGGCAAGGCCTGGGAGGCCTGCGCCGAACACCGCAAGGGCTGGGAACAGGCCAAGGCCGCCATCAATGACCGGGCAAGGTCGACGAGCGGCTGGACGGCCAAACTCCTGGGAAAGCCCGACACGATCTGGCTCGGCGCCTAAGCCGGCCACGATACCGAGCCGCGCGGGGTGATCCCGCCGGCCGCCCACCGCGCAGGACGCGCACCATCCGGGAAGGAAGGAACTGCCATGGCCATCAAAGCCATTCTCGAAAAGATTGAGGACGCGCCGGAGACCCTGCGCGACCACTACACCGAACAGGACGGCAAGTTCGTCCTCGCCGTCGAACCCGTCGGCGGCTACGCGCTGGAGGACGTGACCGGGCTGAAATCGGCCCTGGGCAAGGAGCGCTCGACGGTCTCCGCCCTCGAGGCCCAGGT